TTCTTTTGCCCCAGGCATAATCACGCGGGTTTCAGGGTTAGTTAGATAGAACATATCAGAGGTGAATCCAATAGTTTCCGCAAAATCTGCAAGATCTTTTGCTACAGTTTTAGTTTTATCAAAAATTCCAGGAACATATTCTTCCATGAGCTTACTAGACTCTTCGAAAATACTATTTGTAGCTTCTTGTTCCTGAGCAATAGCCTCAGCTATTTTGGCTTTAGCATCTTTATAAGCGCTTAGTGTGTGGGTGTAAATAAGACCCTCAGTAGGATCATCCGTCACTAATGCTTTAAACTCAGCCGGAGTAAGAACCTTGAAATCTGCAAACTCCGCAAGAGGATCCTCTTTGGCTTCTGCAGCAGGAGTTTCTTTAGCCGCTTTTAACTCAGCAATTTGCTCTCTGAGCTCAGCCATTTGGCTCTTTATAACTCGATTTTCTTCTCGAGCCTCTTGTACAGCCTTTACAGGAACAAAACCCTTGGGCGGGGTAATAGCCTTATCTTTTGCAAGCAAAGCTTCTTTTTCAGCTTCTTCAGCGGCTTTAACTTCAGCAGCTTTTTCCTCATCGGTTTTTGCCTCTTCAGCAGCTTTAGCTTCAGCGGCTTTTTCCTCTTCAGTCTTAGCTTCTTCAGCAGCCTTAGCTTCTTCAGCGGCCTTAGCTTCCTCAGCAGTTTTATCCTCGCCCTCGTCTTCATTTTCACCCTGTAACAAAGCATCCTCGATAACTGTGAGGCCTTGATCTTCAGGACTGAAAAGTGAAATGTTTATATCTGCATTTTTTGTATCTACTGTGGATTCAATTGCGTCTCCAGTTGCCATGATTTCTCCTTAGCTTAACGTCTCGTGGACGAAATTTTTAACGTCTCGTGGACGAAAGATTTTAACGTCTCGTGGACGAAACTACTAAATTCCTGCTCCCGGAGCATCCGGGAAAACATTATCAAAATTGTCTCTCCAATTTTTATTTGACTCAGGGTCATTTCTTAATTCCCAACACCAATTATTTCTACCTAAAGGGCACGGCTTGTGAGACTTAAAATGTTGATCTGCCTTCTTCTCAAAAGCTGCTTCTTGCGCCGGCGTCATTCTTTTCCTCCTTTCAACATTTGAAGAGTTATTTCCTGACCTTTGGCCCAGCCATCTTGATCTACTTTCTGTTTCTCTGTTTGAGCTTTCAGCATTGCTGCATTAGAGAGAGCATTTAAATTTATAACCTTAGCTTTTTGTTCTTCTTGATCAAGTCTTTTGGACTCTTTTTCAATTTCCCGAGCTTCCTGTTCAGCATTAAGTTTAGCTTGATATTCTTCAAGTTGCTTTTGTTTCTGCTCAGCCATTGTCAAATCTTCATCCAAGGGAGTCACTCCAGTGATTGCACGAAGTCTTGTCAATAATTGATCTTTATTGGGAAGGTCAGATAATTCAAAGGCCAAATCCAAAAGAATAGGCATCGCCTCAGGTGAGGCCTTGTTAATAGCCGCAAAAAGAAGTTCCATATTCTTTTCGCGAACTGTATCAGTAATAGGTTTGGTTGCTATAATCACATCAAATCTTCCTTCTGTGATATTATTTTTAATTTCTATAGCTCCCGTATTAGTATTAAGAATCCTCTCATTGATTGCTACAAACTTTTCAGCACCTGTAAGTCTATCGACAACTCGTAAAATCTTTTCATCAGTCCATTCAGACTGAACAAGTGCCATTACTCGCTCACCAAGCATCTTTTGAGAAAGTCGAGCGTTGTCTAAAAGACTTGCAGTAACAGTTGAAGTACTTTGTTTACGCTGTTCTAATGCAACACCTGATTGACGGGGTATATCATACTGAAGAGACTCAGCATTAGGTCCTGAGATTTCGTTGATCTCTTTCTCAGATTGAAGCATTAAATCAATTTGGGGCTTAGCTAAAGCTGAAAGATCCTCAATCTGAATACTCTTCATCTTACCTTTTTTCATCACAATAAAACCATCATGACGATTGGCTTCTATAAAAGCTTCCTTCTCATTCCTAGCAGATCCCTCTTCTAAGATTACCCGTCGATTGCTTATTAAAGCCAATGCCATAGAACGTCGTTTATCAACCTCCATATTTTGTTCTTTAATCTGTCGTGGAATACCATAAGGAAAATTAAATCTATCTAAATAACCTACAAAAGGAACATAAGGAAATTCATCATGGGCATATGGAGATGGAACATTTTGCAATTCTAATGTATCCAGTAATGTTTGAACCCACATTTTTTTAATGGGTACTTTAATAACTTCACGAGCATTTTGTACTACTTCTATCTCTTGACGTATATCTCGTAAAGAGTCAAGATCAAATACTGAACCATCATACATTCTTGCAAATGTCCCCATTTGAATTCTTGTATACCAGAATTCAACTGGTCTAATCCTGGTACGATTTGTACTTACCCAGAAGGAAGAGGCAAGAAGACGCTTGTGATCCTCAACCTCGTCACCTAAATCATAGATATTTGTAGATGATCTAGCTGTTAAATTACCAGCAGTTTCTTCAATTTCCTTAGCTTTCTTTGGAAAAATAATTTTCAGGTCTTCTATATCTTTCCAAGATGCTGTAAAAGCATACCGACAAGTATCTTTATTCATCCATGGAGAAGCATATGGATCCCACCAAATATTATACCATGGATGTTGTCGAAGCCAAACTTTTTCTCTTCGTGGGTCAGGATGATACCCAACTTCAAGGCCACCGAAGCCTGCAGTAATTTGGTCTTCAAAAGCTACACGTTGTAAGTAAGTACCATTATTTTGGTCATTTACATAAGCTAAACTTTCAGTCATGGTTTGACCAAGTTCATTATCCTCTTTTGTTCGCCCTTTTGCAATGACATCTCGTTGGTTATTCAGATAATTACCAAGTATAAGGTTAAGGACTGGAAAGACTCTATTTATAGTTATAGGATTGATACCCTTTTTTTTCAGGGCTGCAATATCTATAGCATTCCAGTGAATGCCGTCCTTAAACTCAGAATCTTGCCAGCTATCCATTCTCCAGATACTATGACACTGCTGGGCTTCATCAATTAAAGCTAAATGTTGATTGACTCGGTCTTCTTGTGTCTGCTGCTTAATTAGGTACCCCATCTTATATTTTCCTCGTCTGACCGGTCAAAGTCGTCTCCAGAATCTTCTATATCTCCACGTAGGTACATGCAAACATACTGAAGAGCGTCATGGATATGAGAAAATTTATTTTTATCAGGAATTGAAACATACCGTTCTTCTCCAACTACTTGGATACGTCTAAATTTGTATCCACCATTAAATCCACGTCGTATCATTGGAGCTTTTTGAGCTGAGACTAAAAATCCTGGACCACCATCAACTAGAAGATGAAGAAAGTATCGAACTGCTTCTAACCGAGGTTCTATTTTATTTGTATTAGCAGGTATACATTCTATTCCTAGATCCTCAAGTTCTTTAAAAACTGTTTGCTTATCAGTCTCAGCTTGATGATTACCAGCAGGATCACCAACATAAATAATTGTACTATTTCTGTAATGTTTATTAACTGTGGGCTTTAATCGTTGCTTTACAAATTGGTTTATGCCCAAGCCGACGCTTAAAATTTCATCAATTATGATTAATCCACCATTTGGACTCTGTTGTGTAAATACGGCGCTTGGGCATAAACCAAAATCTAAACCAATGTAAATAGGTTCTTCTGGATTATAGACAACAGTTTTTGAAACATGAATGGTATCAAACCATTGTTCTTTATAAACAGGACGACCATCAATTATTGTACCATACTCGTTACCTAAATTTACGGCTATCCAGGTTTCATCTTTTCCCTCTTTACCCCGTGTATAATATCCTTCAGGTAAATTTTCTACATTTTCAGCTAAGGGATTATCTTCCCATTCTCCAGTTATTTTATTTCGCATTAGTCCACCAGGTTGAGTAAAAAAATGCCAACCTTCAGGCTTAACTTCTTCTGCCAACTTATATAACCAATGATCGTCGTCACATTGATTCGTATCCCCAAGTATTCCATACCAAGAAGGACCACCATCTATTTTTGAGGGATAACGTCCAATGCGAAAGTCGGTCATATCAATTACAGCTTTAGGAAGCTCTTTTATTTCATTGAGCCAGGCACCAGTGATCTGAGCGCCTCTTAATCGTTTGATACTTTGTGGTCTATCTAATGCTAAGAAAACAAGCTCTGATAAGACTACAGATCCATCTCGTAAACGAAAGTGCATAGTCATTGTTGGCGGTGCGATTCCACCACCTTTAAAATGTCCAAGTTCCCCAAATAAATCCATAAAATCTTTTATAGTCGTAGACATTAAATCGGGGTAAGTATTTCGAATTGCGTACCATCTTGTTTTTCGTAGTCCATAAGCGTTTGGCTTTTGTTCTACCATTTGTAATACTAAACGCTCACAGGCTCCGAAAGTTTTTCCTGAACCCAAGGGTCCAGTAATAATAGAAATACGATCTCTACAATTGATAAACTCATTGAGAACTGTATCCTTCTTAGTATTAACAAGTAGCTTAAATTTCATAAATAGTGGGGGCCCTTCCCGGAAACTGATGGGAGGCGCATCAGTCGGAGAAGCGGAGCCGGATAACCGCACCGGAAAGGGCCCATTCCCTTTTATGCCGCGAGAAGATAAAAAATCTCGACAACCATTGCCCCAGCAGCACCAGTCTGAATGGTGGTAAAATCTGCCGCACCAGTGACCGTAACTCGCGGGGTAAATGCAGCAGCGATGCCATCAGCAGCACCAGCCGCAAGAGCCGCCGAACCAACTACACCAGCAGCCGCGACACTTTTGGTAGCATCAGCTGTAAGAGAACCAACTGCACCAGCAATAC